ATTAAAACTGCTTCTTCTAGTGAACCAGGTTTTGTTTTTAAATATCTATGTGGTCTATTACTTTCTTTGTACATAGCATTTATTTTTTTCATTGGTTCTTGCATAGCAGGTTTATCTTTTACTTTTGCCATGTCAGCTCCACCGTTATCTTTGACAGGTGCTTTTACATTTGATTTCATGTACATAGCATTCATGTCTTTCATAGGTTTATCTTCTTTAGATTTATGTGGATCTTTGACCATAGCATTAAGGTCTTTCATTTTTGGTTCTGAATCAGTCTCTTTTGTTTTTTCTTCCTTCTTCATTTTTCTTAACATTGCAAAATCTTTAGAGTCTAAATCGCCATCTTTATCTTTATCTAATTTCTTTTGACCGCCTACTAAATTTTCTTTTTTATCACTCATTTTTTTAGCGATTGCTTTTTGTAAAGCAGGTGGTAATTTTTTCTGTGCAGCTGATAGACCTTCTTTTAGATCATCTACAAATGCAAAGAATGGTTTTTGATCTTCTGGATTTAATTCGCCTAGAGAGCTTATTCCTAAGTGCCCCATAGCAGAGTCAAATCTTTCTTTATATGATTCACTCATTGTTAGTTCTCCCTTGTTTAATTTAAATTTACTTTCGCCTATACCCATTTTCTTTTTGACCATGTTAGTTGCTGTTGCATATCTAACTGAGTCACCATCTTTACCATATCTTTTGATAAAGTCTTTTTTAGGTAGGTCGTCAGCTTGTTTATGTACTTTTTTAATTTGTGATTTTGTTAGGTCTGCTTCTTGTATTTGTTCTACGCCTTCAAATTCAGCATACTCTTCCCAACTTGATTCTCTAACAGGCATTTTCTTTTGTATCATTCTTGATAAAGCAAGACCTGATATAAAAGGTATTTTCTTTCTTCTTATTTTATCTAAAGAGCTGTCAGGTATTCTATCAAATAATTTTCTTAATTTATTAGCATTTTGTACAGACATTGTTTTGCCTGCTAAATCTTTGTATGCAATTGCTAATTTATTTAATTGATCGTCTGTAAATTCTTTTAACTCTTGTCCTCTTACAGCAGCTTTAAACTCTATATCTTCTACTATATCAGATAGTGCTTCAGAAAAATCTAATTCTTTATCTTCTATCATAGCAGATACATGTTTAATATTTGCCTTTTTAAGTTCCATTTTAGTAAACTGATCCATACTATCAAGAAACTTTTTAACTCTTTCTTTATCTTGTGGCATTAATGTTTTTTTATTTTGCCATGTATTTTTGATTGTGTTAATCTGTGCCTGATTTAATTTACTTTTATACATGTCTTCAACGCCTTCAGAAACATATTCTTTACCTAGAACAAGATCAACATATTCTTCTTTGACACAATTAGGAACCATTCTACCATTTTTCTTTTTCATTCCTACCATCTTGTATCCAGACCAACAAGGAGTTTTCTTTTCTTTCATATCTGAAAATGATTTAGTCATTATTTGCTACCTCTAACTTTTTTAGCTAAGTCTTTATCTGCACCACCCCATGTACCAGATGATTTAGTTACAAATGAATTTACTCTAGCAAGTGCCCATTGTTGTTGAGTAGCACCAGGTCTATGACCACCTTTCCATGCAGCCATTCCTCTATTATAAACTTGTTTTAAAATTGAATAAGGCATACCAGTTTTCTTTGCTTTATTTTGTACTGCCTTTATAGTCTCGTCAAGATCCATATCTTCTTTTTTCAACATAGGAACTCTCTCTAATTTATTTGAGAATACTTGACCACCCATTTTTTTGATATTGTCAGCATACATATCGGCATCATGTTTGTTTCTAAACACTACAACCATTCTTTCTTTATCTTTGATTCTTTTAAATCTAATGACATACGCTTGCTCTTCGTTTAATCTAATTTCTTCTAATTCTGCTTTTGCTTCTGCAATTTGATTTTCTAAATCTTTTACTTGTTCCTCTAAATCTTTATCATCTGAAATATCTTTTTCTAAAGTTTTAGCTTGTTTGTCATGTGTTTTAACAGATTTTTTAAGTTGTTTGATAATAGGTTTGATTGTTTTTTCGTCACCTTTATCTAGGTCTTCTCTGTAAACTTTTTTACCTTGACTATGAAGTTGTTTTGCGATTTTAGCATTAGGAGCATAGACATGATCCTTACTATCAGGTGTATTTGAATTATCTTTTTTAACTACACCACCTTTAACAATAAATCTGTCATTGTCGTAAGCGTCTGATTCATATTTAGGACTTACTTTTTTAGTGCCGTCTGCTCTTGGGATTAAACCTTTTGCTTTTAAATGTGATTTGTCTGTGAAACCAGCGTTGCCTGACTTGTATCTTTTCATAGCATCAGCTGTATTCGGAGCTTTCTCTCTAACTTGTTGTAGAGCTTCTCTCATATCTACTATTTTTACCATTATAGTTCCTTTTTCATTCGTTGAACAGCCTTATCTAATTCTTCTTTCCAACGCTCTTTAAATCTTTTCTTATATTTATCAATAGTTTCAGCTTCAATTGCAAATTTTTCTATGTCTTCGGACTTAATAATTTCTGTATATTTTCTAAAGTTTTGAATAGGTTGACCTGGCGTCATTTTCATAGTGTGCTGAGCATACTCATCTGTGCCTATTTCGTTATATTCGTCAATAGGAAATGCCTTTTCTAAACTATCTAAAAAACTTTCTTTCTTAGATTTTTGCATTTCTTTAGTCTTCTTTTTCATCTGTTCGATATATCTTCTAAAGACTGCCGCTTCTGCTGTCTTACCCATTTCTTTTGCTCTTTGTTCCATTGCAATCGCAGCCTGTATTTTATGAGCGTGTTTCTTACCAGACGCTTTAATTTTTGCTACACTAGCTCTTGCCTTTGCTACATCTTTAAAACCAAGACCATGAATAGTTCCTTTTGGATTTTCGTCTGTATATAAGTCACTATGTTTATCTGAGCCTGCAGGTTGACCTTTTTTTCTAGGTATTCTTGGTGCCTCATCTAAAGGTTGTAGATCATACAACCATGCCTTTTTTATAAGACCATCTGATTCATATGAAACATAATTAGAACCTCGTCTAACTACCATACCTTGTGAGCCATCCATATGTTCTACCATATCACCTACATTAAATATTTTTTCTTGGTGATATTCTTCTCTTAAATCATTGTTTATAAAATCAGTAAATTTATCTACATAACTTTCTCTAATGTCCATGCCTTTTCTTACAGCGTCATATAATTTTTTAGTATCTGAAGATGATAATCCTACAACACCTCTTGCAAAGTTTCTATAATCACCATTTTTTGCCATCTCTCTCATTTTAGAAGCTGACATACCTGTAACACCTTCAGCATCAGGATCTCTTTCACCAGATGAAACTACTTTGATTGATTTGTAATTATATTCTTTACCATTATATTTGTCTGCAAGTGTTTGAAATTCTCTTATTCTATCACTACCTGCAACCATAATAATTTCACCATACATTCTATTGTAAAATTTTAATATCTCCATAAATGTTCTTTGTGTTCCACCTGCTGCTAATATCTTGTTTTGTGGAAACATTTTTTTCATAAACTGTACTTTAGTTTTTACATCTAATGGATTCTTTCTACTGTCCTGTGAGGCGCTAGCGTAAACAACATGGTTTGCGTTGTTCTTTCTAGCTTGTGTAATCACTTCTCTCATAAGTTTAGCGTGCCCAGTGGTAGGAGGGTTGAACCTACCAAAAGCAAATGTCAGTTTTTTGCTACTACTTAACGCCTCATGGACTGCCCTCGTTTCACTTTGGGCAGATTCTACATAACCACCTTTCAATGAATCTATTTCATCTGGTGAAACTTCATCATCATCTAATATCTTTTTACATCTTTTGAAAAAAGTTATATAGTGGTACTTCTCTAACATCTTATAGATAACTGCTTTAGGTAATCTATTCTTAATACCATATGCTCTTATCTCATCTGGTGTCATGTCTCTATCAAACGCTGCTCTTCTTTCAGCGTCAACTTTATCACCAATGTCTATGATGTCTTGTAAATCTTTTTTAATTTCTTGTACTTTACTTTCTATTCTATCTTTTATGTCTCTAACATCTCTTGGCTCTAATTCTGTTAGATCATCATAATCAATTACATCTCTTTTTAGTTCGCCCTTAATTACATCTATCTCTTGTACCTTTTTTTCAAAATCTTTTAGATACAAGTTTATATCAAACGTAAAGTCTTCTGGTCTTTTTATAAATCTATCACTCTCAATATCAAAAACAGCATCTGCTTTTTCATTTTGTTCATCATACGTTTCTCTATCTGTAAGTATGTAATAGTTTATAGGATGTCTTGAACCTGGTATCAACATGCCTTGTATGTTATCAGGATTGTTAGCAGATAAAAACTTCTTGGATAATCTTAATCTTTCTTCTTCCTGTTTTTCTTGTGGCACATCAAATAGAACATTGATGTCTAGATCAGCGTCATCTCTATATCTCTTTGTAAGAATAGAACCTATCAATGTTGTTTTGATTACAGGATATTCTTTTTCAAATTCTTTAATCTGTTTGTCTATCTGTGCCTTAACACTTGCTTTAATTTTAGGATCATTTGTTTCTTCATCATCAAATACGTTAGGTGCATATGTTCTTCTTGGTATATCAATAACACTTTCGTTCATTGATATTGTTATATTAGGATAAATCTGTTTTGCTAATTTTACAGATGCATAGTGGTCAGATGGATAGTGCCAACCTGCATATACTCTACCCTCACCACATTCATCAGCAGCCATCATTAATGTTTGTTTATGTTCAGGATATTTCTCTGCATAATACATAGCAACCAGTCTTGATTGTAAAGTATGACCAGATGGATATGCTGGTGTTTTCATTGTATCACTATCTAGTGGCATATGGTCAAAATCTTTCATGCCTAATGCCTCTGCAAGATTGTATGGTCTAACTCTTTGAAATTTATTTTTATAGTATCTTACTATGCCTGATCCAATAGTCGCAAGTTTTTTAACTGTTGACTCTTTGTATTCTAGATTGTTCTTTTTTAAAACTTGTTCTACTGCATATGCAACTTTATCATCATGGTTTTTAACACTTTGCTCAATCTCAGGTGTTCTACCTTTCATCAAGCCTTGCATGGATTTTAATTCTTCTCTAGTCTTGCTACTTGTATTCTCAGTAGGTTCTTCTATTCTTAATTCTTTGTAATCACCTTTGTAATTCTCAACAGGTTTCTCCTCAACCTTTGCGTGACGAAGGCTATCTATGTCCATGAATTTTTCTGAGATTGTTTTTCTTAGTTGATTAAATGTTTTCACGATCCGTTACCACCACTATTGTTGCCGTTGCCACTATTTCCATTACCATTTCCGTTGCCGTTACCATTACCGTTGCCGTTGTTGTTATTGTTGCCATTAGATGTATCAGTATTATTTCTGACACCACCTAGATAAGGATAATATCTACTCACACCAGTAGGCACACAGACCTGTAATTTCTTATCAAATCTATATCCTGGCGGGCACTTCTTTTGTTTCTGTGCCTGCAACATAAACTGTTTAAATTTATACATTTTATCCTCTTACCCAATCTTTTGCCATTGTAAAGTTTGCTCTACTAAAAACTAATCTATCAACTAGTTTTACAGCACTGCCCTTATTGATGGCAACATAACCTTCTGGATTTGTTGCTTTGTATCCAGTAGATGTTCTCATAAAAGAACCAATACTTTGTATTTGATTTAATTTACTTAACAATAAACTTTTTGCTCTTTGTAAAGTTATGTAAGTTGCGATAGCAAAATAAAGACCTTGTCTATTAGGTCTTAGTATTTTCATACCTGCTTCTAATATCTCGGTATACTTTTGTTTTGCTTTATCTGTCTTTTTATCTTTAATTTCTTTTTGTATTCTGCTTCTAAAGAACACCTCAAAATTATTTGTTAGTGCTTTAGCATTACCTATCTTTGTGCCTGCTCTAATATATGTATTGAAAAATGTTTTTAGTTGAACACCTAGAGACAAAGGACCTTTATCTTTTTTAATCTTATCTATGAAAGCACCTGCCTTGTAAGCAGAGCCCTCTGCCATTCTTAGAATAGCGTCAAACTGTTTTTCCTCACCCTTGGTAAAACCAGGATCTTGTGCTTGTTTGTATCTTGCGTCATCAAAGAATATATTTTTGTTTGATTTAAGACCACCTACACTTGCACCAAAACTAGCTTTTAGTCCTCTCATTGTCTTTCCTGAATATGAAGTGTGAAATATTATACCAATTTTTGCTGCTCTAATTCTGTTGTACATATCAACACTAGTTGCTGGTATAGCATATGTTATGGTATTGGGTGTGAATACTATTGACTTCTCGCCATTTACTACAGCGTTCTTTTTATCATCTGTAAATAACAAGTCGCCTTGTAGAACACCTTTGATCCCTAGAGAGGGCAAATACTTTAACGCAACAGCCAGTTTATCCGCCAGTGCGCCGCCGTGATTTCTAGAAATATCTGACACGGTGTAATTTATTTTAGGTGTTGCGTTAAATATAGACTTGGTACCCACAAAGAACCTACCGTTCTCTGGATTCGTACCTGCAAATACAGCAGGTGCACCGTCCCATTTAACGGAAACATTCGACCCGCCTTTGCCGCCTTGAAGCATTTTTTTGATAGACTTTAAAAATTCAATCGAGGTTCTTGCCCCTTGTGTCCCATTGTTTATAATTTCGTCTTCTAAATGTTCAAGGTGTGTATTTTTATCTTCTATAAGATACTTTTGAAACCCTTGCATTTAACACTCTTTCCATTTAATATTGTAAATATTTATATTACTTGGCAATTACAAACTTACCTGATTTAGGTGCTCTAGATGTCACATAAGTAAATATACTTCTAACAAATTCAGTCTTTACTTGTGGTTTTTCTTTTGCTAGCCAACCTGATATAACAGGCATAACTCTGTTAATAATGGTTGTAGCACTTAATTCACCTCTTCTTTTATCGTAAGCTTCTTTGCCATACTTATTTCTATATTCTGTTTTTGTTTTCTCATGTATTTTATTTTGTGCTTTAAATAACTCATTTCCTATCTTATATTGTTTTAAAAATTCTGCACCGACTTTTGCATTATGTTGACCTACTAGTTTAGAAAATGCGTCAAATGATGTAAGAGAACCACCTCTTGCCTGAGCACCTTTGTATGTAAAGTCAACCTTCCATTGACCTGCTGAAGGTTCATGTCTTATCTGTATCTTACCCTTATCACCACCTTTAGAATCAACTACTCCTAACAACATATCTCTTTGTGGATCTTGTGGTGTAAACCAAACTTTACCTGCTTTCATTTCAATCTTATATAGGTCTTTGTAATTAACATCTTTTAATAATTCTGCTTTATCTTTATCATCAAAGTTTACTGGTTGTAGTTGAACCTGTCTTATTTGTTTTTTTAATGATAGAGGAAATAAATCACCAGATTTCATATTTTCATTAATTAATATATTTAACCTGTCTATATTATATGATCCTTGATTTGATACTGCAAATAATAATTCTTTACTCACATTTCTTTTTGCAGCGTCACTAGCAAAATACATATCAGCAGGACTCCATTTATTAATATCACCAAATGATGGTTGTCCTAGAGTAGTCCAGTATTTTGTATTTTTATTTGCTATCTTAAATAACTTCTCTATATTACCCATGATAGGACCATCACCTCTTTTGTATAGTAAGTTATTAATTCCTGGTGTCTGTATTCTATTAAATTTTGTATAACCTAATTTTGACATTAATGTTGTAATATCTTTTATTAGTTTTAAAGCTATCAAAACAGATGAGCGATACCAACCACTTTTGTCCTGAGGTCTATTTAAAAAATCCTCTATACCTTGTAAAGAAGCACCTGGGGTGTCTATGGCTTTATATGCTTGATCTATCAACTTCCTGTTTGCAGCTTCAAACTCATTGTAATTAGTATATTTTGTTAGGTCTAATACCTTTGGTGCTTTTGATAAACCGACAATATCGGCTATGGCACAGAATAGTGCTTGTGCTGATTCCCCAAATTTTGTATCTGTTGCTGACATATTACTATTTATTAGTGGCGGGAGCGAAGGGACTCGAACCCTCGACCTCCTGCGTGACAGGCAGGCGTTCTAACCAACTGAACTACGCCCCCATTATTCTGGTTTAGATTCCTCTTTTTTCATACCGTCTGTTGTGCCTTTGAAAACTAATGACACTCTAAACTTGTCTGTTTCAACTGCTCTTGCAACATGAGGTATTCTGCCATCAAACAACACGACACGACCTGCTCTCGGCCAATATGACTTCACAATATTTTTTGCGTCACTACCTGTTATGCCGTATGGTGTGTTTATTGCCATCGCTCTCATCTCGTCATTTAGATTAGGTGTCCAGAACTCAATCGATCCACCATCTTCAGGTTGCCAATCAGGTGTTAGATACACTATTACTGTATATTGATTAGCAGTCCATCCGTCAAGATGTATGCCACCAGATTGATGTTTGCCATGACCATTAAGATAATGCCTCAATAGTTTCATACCAGGATTAACTTTATCCCATATCTCTTTGACCCAATCTTGCTCTATCTCATATTCTTCTCGTTTAGTATCATGACCACCAAGATGAATATGTTTGTAACCAGATGTCTTTGCCTCTGCTTTCATCTCTTCCGATGAATACCAACCGTCTTGCCAGTCTAACTTCATAGCAATATCATGGTATCTTTTTATATCTTCTTCAGGTATTGTGCCATCAGAAGCTCTAATAGTTCTATGATAATCGCCACCAAGCATGTTGCTACCATCGGTAGTTAGATACTTACCATCAGGTTGTTTCATTATTATTTCACCCATTATATTTTTCCCATTGTCAAATGTTTAACGACACCTCCTTGAGGTACCCATTGTTTATGTTTATTTTGAAAGTCAGCAAGTTTCTTTGCTTCATCTTCAAAATGAGCAGCTGTCAAGATACTACCAGTTGGTCTTTCGATTACCAACCACCTCATCTTACCTTGCCACTTACTCAGTTTTGTTTCATAAAACATTTTGTTTTTAGAAACTGACTTTGCTGGTTTTCTATCACCAGGAAAAGTCCTGACTTTATTGTTTCGTTTCTTCTTTTTTCTCATCTTTTACTAGTGCTTCGTCTGTTAAGCCTTTAGTTATTATATCTTTATGATGTTTAATCAAAACTTTTGTATTATCAAACTCAGCTGACAATTGTTTCTGTCTCGCTTGTTGTTGAGAGACTTGTACAATTGAAGACTTTACCTCGTCTGAAAGTTTAGACTCATCATAAGACTTGCCATCAATGGTGATTGCCATTTTATTCTCCTTTTAATTGTATATTACTAGCAGCCATTTTACCACGCTGCTCAGTTAGTTCATACTCAACTGCTTGTCCATCTTTTACAGATGAAATGTTAGCAGCCTGTAATGCTGACACATGTAAAAAAGCGTCTTTATCACCATCATCTGGTGTAATAAATCCGAAACCTTTTTTAGTATCAAACCATTTTATTTTTCCTGTAGCCATTTTATTCCTTTTTAGGTCGTTATATTTTAAAATCTGAGAACTGACCTATTTTTTTCTCAAATTTTCTTTCAGTTGTTTGTCCACTATCAACTAAATCTGTTTGTGCGTTTTGTTCAACGTCATAAAATCTCATCTTTGATCTATCAACACCTAATATAAATTTTCTATTTACTGTTGGATCATTATATCTATTCTTTAATTGTTTAACCATGATCTGATTCTTATCATCTAGTTCCTCACTAGATATCAAAGCAAACATGAAGTCAGCAGTTGCAGGTAGACCAAAACTCTCAGATGTATCTTCAAGACCTACATCACTACTCACAAAACCACCTCTAGTAGTTTGAGTAGCAGAGAATATAGGCAGATCATTTTCTACTGCCATGCCTCTTAATTCTTCAGCGATTGCTTTGATGTAAGTATAACTATTGACGTTTGCACCTGTTTTAAATCTAGCACTAGAACATATATTTAAATAATCTATGAATACAATATCAGGTTTAAATGATTTCTTTAATGCAAGCTCTTTTATTAATGCTTTGAAATGACCTGTATGAGCAGACGCAGTAGGATATTCTTTGATAATTAATTGACCTGTTGTCTTACTTTGTAATTTGTTTATCTTTGTCTCATACATTGCATATGGTAATTCTTCTAGATCACTCATGCCAACATTTAATAAGTTAGCGTCTATTCTTTCAGCGATTCTTTCTTCAGCCATTTCTAAAGTAATATACAAAACATTTTTGCCTTGTAATAATACAGACGAAGCAAGGTGTGTCATAAACATTGTCTTACCAACACCAGTACCTGCAAGACATATATTTAAGGTCTTACTTGGTATACCACCTCTTGTGATTTTGTTGAAAAAATCTAAATCTAATTGTAATCTTTCCTCTTTCTTTTTATAGAAATCAAATCTTTCTTTTGTTTCTAATAGATAATCATGCCCTACTTTTTGATCGAAAGAAACAGATAACGCCTCTGATAACATTTCTGGAAGGTATTCAGGTGTATGTTTTTTATCTTTGCCATCTATGATCTGTATGCCACCTAAGATAGCATTATGTATGGCACGATCTTTACAAAACTTTTCTGTTGTGTCTCTCAACCAATCCATGTTGACTGGTTCTTTATTTAATGTAGAGATAATATCTGTAACCTTTTTGTATTCATCTTCATTTACATTTTTACTACCATTCATCTCAATAGACAAAGCCTCTTTAGAAGGCAGAGCATTATACTTATTTACAAAGTTATATATCTCTGTAAATAATATCTTCTCTAATCTATCTGAAAAATATTCCTCTTTGATAAAAGGTAAAACCCTTCTGGTATATTCTTCATTGTAAATAAGATTACTTAATACTGTTCTCTCAATTCTTTCCATCTTTATCCTTTTTAGTTTTTAGCTCTTCGTCTAGTAATACAACTAGTATGTCGCCTATGTGGTTAACAAATTCTTGACTATCTGTATCTGCGTCTATATTATTTTCTATAATAGTATAGTCAAAAACCATGGGCAACGCACCCTCAGGCGTCTTTTCAGATTCAGGCCTGAATCCTACCTTACCGTATTTGTAAACTATGGATGAAAATGGACCACTAATAAGTTTAAGCGCTGTAAAATCCTCACCAGGTTTTTCTACAAACACATAATCTTCCCTATGTTTAGGGTTAGTCGTCTTGTGTAATTTCGGTATTGTTATTTTCTGTTTCTCCATATTTAAACTCTCTACCACAAACATCATCTAGTTGTTTTAGTATATCATCTGTAAAGTATTTTGTCGGGTCATTATTAATTGTCTTACCAAATGTTTTTGATCCGTCTGGTAATTCAATTCTAGTAGAAACTTGTTTAAATATGTTATGTTTTAAAGCCAAGTCTAGTAGACCGTAGTATCTATCCAAACCTTTGTCGTAAGTTAATCTAACATCTACGACTTTATTTTCCTTGGTTAGTCTTGATTTGTAATTCTTACAATGTATTATATTACCTATGATCTCTGTGCCATCTTTCTCTTTTCTTTTAGATAGATATACGATTGATGACGCTGCATATTTTAATCCTGATCCACCACCCATTTCTTTTTGTGGGAACATTGATCCGATAACATCATAAGTATGGTTAGTAATTATTAGAGGCACTTTTGCCTTACCTAGTTTTAGTGTCAATACTCTAAAGGCAGCCTTGACTATCTGTGCCCTTGTCATATCTTTTGTTTCTTTACCTGCCTGTGTATCTTCCATCTCTTTAGTTGTTGATAGCATACCTAAACTATCTAAAACTAATAGTAATGGTTTTCTTTCTGATACATCCTGGTCTATGTATTTGTCAAGCACAGTAAGTGCTTGATGTCTAAATTCTTGTACAGTAGTCACTGGCATAATAACCATTCTGCTACTATCTATTCCTCGTTCTTCTATTATATCTTTTGTCACGGCTGACTCTGACTCAAAGAATATAACACCACCATCAGGATTCTTATCTAGGAAATGTTTACACATACCTAGAACAAAGAAAGTTTTACCTGTGGCACTTTCACCTGCGATTGCTGTTATTTTGTTTGATGGTAGGCCTCTGTTTATAGAGCCACCTAATAATGCGTTGAATATATATGAACCTGTATCTATAAATGAATCTACATCACCTGAAGCGCCATCTGATACTAAACTAGCATATTCATTACCAGTTTCTTTTATTACATCTTTTAGAAAATCACTCATTAATTATCCTCATTGTTATCATTATCTATTATACTATATCTATTTAGTAAGTCAAGCAAAGAACTCATCTAAATTAGCCTTTCTTGAATTTTTAAATAGGTCTTCTTTAGGTCCAAAACACCATACATTTTCTATAAACATCTTGTTCATAAAATCTGCTTTTTCTTTTTCATCTTTAAATAGTGTATCTGATTTTGGTCTTTGCATAATTCTCATGCCGATTTGACCCATGAATTTATCTTTTAGTCTGTTTACCAATTCATCACTTGATCTGTATCTGGTACCTTTGATCTTTGGATCCATAATATTTACAAACATAAATTTAGAAACTGCCATTGATTTCTCTGCAACTGGTAAATAAAAATCATCACGCCATCTTTCATACTCATTAAATTTAGACCATGATTGATCCTCTTGAAACTCACCACCCTTATTATATTGTTCGGTAGAGAAGTAAGGTGGAGAGGTAAATGCAACATCTATTGGTGGCAATTTATTATATGGTAAATCTTCAGCACCACAACGCCATATGGTTACCTTCTTAGGTTTAGATAATAATTTATTATACTTAGATATCTGTTCGGTATATCTAGCATATGTATTAGGATTAGGATCACAGCCATAGTATTCTTCAGCGTCACTGGCAAAGAAACCTGCAAGTCTATCACCCCAACCACAACTTGTATCTAACACTCTTTTAGCATTTGTCATTTGATAGATTGCTTTTGCAACGACAGGTTTAAATTGTGTTGCAATATATGTGCCTAATCTAAATGCTGATATATAACTCTTATCACTCAACTCACCACCTAATAATTTTTCTGACTCATTGCCATCTAAATCTTTTACTTTGGTAAGTTTAACACCATTAATACCACGCCATATAGGACCTAGACATTTCCAGATATCATAAGCATCACCGTTTTCCCAAACTTCTTTTGGTGCTCGAAAACCATAACTGCTACACTCAAGCCTTAGGTCTTGCATGAAGTAATTACTTACATCATTGTATGTACTTGGCCCATTTATCAAACCTAGTCCATATTTGCTATATGAATATTCATAGTCGTCATATTTTTCAAAGACCTCTTTGTCAACCTGTTCTTTTGGTATACAGATAGAGTTAGTGTCAAACTTTTGTAAATTATAAAAACATTCTCTCATTGTATCTTCCGATATTTCTTTTAACGGAAAAACAGGTCTTTCTGTTGCGATATAATCGGCAAGATTTTTTCTCATCTCTTCCTTGCCATATTCTGCGTTCATAGATTCAAATGTCTTGTTATCTAATATAGGCAATTTATCGTGTCTAGCAGCGTCTAGGAGACGGCTATATAGTGTTTCATTACGAATATAATCTTTCATACTTAGTCTTTTACTTCTTCATAATCTGCGTCAACGATATTATCATCTTTCTTTTTTTCTTCGTTTTTAGGCCCATCTTGTGCCGTTTCTTTTGCTTGTTCTTGCATATCTTTATAAATTGCTTCACCAAGTTTCATTGACGCTTCGGTCAATTCACCTGTCTTCTTTTTGATATCTTCGGTATCATCACCTTTCAATGCTTCTTTTAGATCATTGATAGATGTCTCTACCTTAGTTTTTTCTTCAGCAGATACCTTGTCACCATGTTCTTTTAATGCTTTCTCAGTAGAAGCAACTAGACCATCAGCATGATTTCTTGCCTCTATCTTCTCTTTGATCTTCTCGTCTGCTTCTTTATTTGCTTCTGCGTCTTTGACCATTTGATCTATCTCTGCTTCTGATAATCCGCCAGACGCTTGTATGGTAATCTTTTGTTCTTTACCTGTACCCTTATCTTTAGCAGACACACTTACAATACCATTTGCGTCTATATCAAATGTAACCTCGATCTGTGGCATGCCTCTTGGTGCAGGTGGTATACCATCTAACATAAAGTTACCTAACATCTTATTATCTTTTGCAAGTTGTCTTTCACCTTGTGTCACATTAATATTAACTGCTGATTGATTGTTTTCAGCAGTAGAAAATACCTGACTTTTCTTTGTAGGTATCGTTGTGTTTTTTTCTATAAGTTTTGTAGTCACACCACCAAGTGTTTCAATACCTAGTGATAGTGGTGTCACGTCTAATAGTAATACATCTTTGACATCACCTTGTAATACACCACCTTGAATAGCAGCACCAATGGCAACTACCTCATCTGGATTAACACCCTCATGTGGTTTCTTACCAAAGAATTTTTCTACCTCTTCTTTTACCTTAGGCATTCTAGTCATACCACCAACTAATATAACCTCACTTATGTCTGTTGATTTTATATTAGCGTCTTTCAATGCTGTCTCGCAAGGTGCAAGTGATCTCTTAATAAGGCTATCTACTAAACTTTCAAATGTTGCTCTGTTTAGTTTTACATTTAAATGTTTAGGTCCTGCTTGATCAGCAGTTATGAAAGGTATATTGATCTCTGTTTCAACAACAGATGATAATTCACATTTTGCTTTCTCGGCTGCTTCTCTAACTCTCTGCAATGCTAGATTGTCTGATCTCAGGTCCATGCCTGTATCATTTTTAAATGTAGATAATAAATGATCTACGATTGCATTATCAAAGTCTTCACCACCTAGTGATGTATCACCATTCGTAGATTTAACCTCAAACACACCATCACCTAATTCAAGTATAGATACATCAAAAGTACCACCACCCAAATCATATACTGCAACTGTGCCTGATTTCTTTTTATCTAGACCATATGCAAGTGCAGCTGCTGTTGGTTCGTTTACAATTCTTTTTACATCAAGACCTGCTATCTTACCAGCGTCTTTTGTTGCCTGTCTTTGTGAATCATTAAAGTAAGCAGGTACAGTTATGACTGCCTCTTTGACCTCTGATCCTAAATATTTCTCAGCAGTCTCTTTCATTTTCTGTAAAGTGAAAGCAGAGATTTGTGATGGTGAATACTTTTTATCTTTTGATTCTATCCATGCGTCTCCGTTATCTGCTTTGATAATTTTATAAGGTGTTGTTTTGATATCTTTCTGTACAGAGCCACCATCAAACTTTCTACCAATTAATCTTTTAACTGCATAGATAGTATTCTCTGGATTGGTTACAGCAACTCTTTTTGCTGGCATACCAATCAGCGTCTCATCACCAAAAGATACTACTGATGGTGTCGTTCTCTGACCCTCAGTATTTTCTATTACCTTTCCTTGTGTGCCTTCCATTACAGCGACACAAGAGTTTGTTGTTCCTAAATCTATTCCAATTATTTTACTCATTATATATTTCTCCTTTCTATATTATATAATAACGATTCTTGAAATGTCAAGTGTCTAAAAAAATTCATCTAAAGTTGCCTTCTTCTCAAAATTCCAACCGATTGCATTAACAATAAATCTTAGTGGTTCTAAAAAAGATTTTGTAAACATCTCATCATAATCAATATATTGATGTAAGTTGAACTCTTTTGGCAACTTACTTGTGAAAGATATTACATGCTCTCTTATAGGATTTGGTTCTTTTAATGTTATAAATTTTATCTTATCACCATCTTGTATTATCTCATACTTTCTTAATTGTTTTTTCTTTAACATATTATTATAGATCAAGGCGCCTTTCACATGAATAGGTGTTGACTTTTGATATATGTCTTTTGATGAACTATATTTTTTGAGATTATTGCAACTTCTAGGATATGCAATATCTTCAGGTGATAATTTTTTAAAATGTGTTCTAAAGTTTTCTATGAAATCTATTAGTGAGGCCTCATCTTTGTTCATAATAACTTTTAATGCTTCTTTAATCTTAACACGACAAGGTGCAGGAGTTGATGACTTAACAGCCTCGATACCCATGATCTTTAGTTTAGGTTCTTTCAGATCAAGGCCTTCTTCGTTAAATACGTTTAAGATATATCTTTTCTTAGCAGTCCATATACCTTTGTTGGCAATCACTTCTCGTTTCATAAACATTTTCTGGTCATATGCTTTCACATATTCTGCCAGTCTAGAAAAACTTTTGTCAATATATGGTTGTAGTTTTTCTTCACAAAATTTATCTAATACTTTTACAATCTTTTTACTATCTGATTTATCTTCAAATATTTTATTGACAATAGAATCTAATTTGATATAGATAGAATCTGTATCAGAGGCAACAACATATACATCATTACTAGTTTTTAATAATTTATTTAGATATATATTTACGTCTCTTTCAATCCATCTGATAGTAAGTTGACCTGCCATAGTGATACCTTCAGCGTGTCTTACATCAAAATATTTAAAGTATTGATTACCGATAGCACCATAAGCACTATTCAAAGCAATCTTTCTTGCAAGTTGAATATTATAATTTTTTGATATATCGTTTTGTAGTCTCTTATCGCCTGTCTCTTGATACAATGCTTTTGCTTTTGCCATCTTGTCTTTATAGATAACTCTCTCTTTGTATAATTTATCCATTAACTCAGGAAGAAAGCCTTGTTTGTCTGTCCTAAATTGAGCACCATTGGGAGTGATAGTCCTCATATCTAGGTCAGACAAATCAGATTTTTGATTCAACATGTTTTCTACATTCACACGATTTGGTTCATAACCGACCATCGTCTCAGGAGAGATATTGTATTGCATAATTAAATGTGGATACAAACTGTTCAAATCAAAACTTACAATCCAGTTGTGAAATCCTACGATAGGATCTTTTACATAAGCGCCTTCATACGCTCTTGACTTCTCTAATTCTTTATTAGCAGGCACTACAATATTTTTAGATTTTAGATGATTGAATATTATAGTATCCCACATACGAACTTGACCAAATACATCTTGATAGTTTACCTTTGCCTCATAGGCCATAGTCAAATGTAATTCAATTAATTTCATCTTGTCCTCTAACTTATCAACTAATTCAACATCTTGGATATTATATTCAATAAACTGTTGATAATCTTTCGTATAAAATTCTTTAAACGTATCATAAGGATTTTCATGTTTGTTCTCGCCTAATTCTACCTCACCTATGTAATCTAATTTATAACTTTCACGTCTAACGAAAGTATGTTTACGATACAGGTCAAGATAATCTAAAGTAGCAACACCCATGATATCCCAATACTTTTGTTCTTTATTAAAACCTTTAGCAGTAACCCTAGCACTTTGTTGTGTCACCACACCCCAAGGACTAAACTGTAAAAGATATTCATCGCCCATCAGCCTTCTAAATCTATTCATCAAATAAGGCATGTCAAAGAACTTAACATTCCAACCTGTGACGATATCAGGATTATATTCTAACCAGAACTCTTTAAACTTCTCAATCAAATCTCTTTCAGTAGCACACTTAACAAAATTTACATCTGGCCTATCATTGACAAAATTATTCATGCCAAAGACAACAATCTTTTTTGTAGTGTGTTCTTTTGCTGTGATTGATATGATAGGTTCAATCGCTTCGTCAGCGTCAGGAAAACCATTCTCACTTTCACATTCTATATCGATTGTGATTAGCCTTATCTGTTTTATATCCCAATCTATCTTATCAGGGAACTGATCTGCAATAAAAGGATATTGATATCTAGTATTACCAAAGTATTCAAATCCACTAACATCTTCATACTCATCAATCCATTTCTTGGCGTCAGGTATACTATCAAAATCTATCTTGCCTGCATTACGACCATCTAATGTTTTATATTTTGATTCTTTGTTTGCAGGCACAAATAGAGACGGTCTATAATTAACTCGATATTTTTTATGACTACCATCATGGTTTACACCACGGACCAATAGCCTGCCACGATATGGCAATACCGATGTATAGAACTTCATATATTATATTTGTGTATTATTAAAATGTTTATTTAATGTTATTAATTTTTCTTCAGCGTTAGCCATCTTCTCTAACTGTTTATCCATCTCCTCTATAAACTGAGGGTGTTCACCTATGCCAACTGAACTATCGAAATAAACAATCAAAGTAGCAAATGCTGATGCTATATCTGATTCATATTTTTTAACTAATGCCTTAAATAATGGATTATCTGATTGATGATTTTTTGCCATGTTCACTCCTTTTCATTATTATTATTATTATAACATAACTTACTTATTTTGTAAAGCTATTCTAAACTATATTTTGTAGTCACTACATATTTTCTATTTGGATTTACCATTACATTCATTCGATTCATAAATCCTCTGTCAAATAAAATCGGTGTTCTATCCTCTCTATCGTCTAAAGTAAATTCTGTCTCATAAGTACCACCTAAGAAACCTACATCTAACTTAATTACAAATCTGTCTTCTTTATAGTCTCTTAAACCACCCACTGATATTTCTTCTTTCCTAATTATATTACTAGTTATTGTTTTGCCTAATAATGACCAGGTGACTTGTTTACCTTTTACTTCCATCTTATCAGCGTGTATAACTGACATACCTGAATTACCTGTATCAAATTTTGCTACAATATCGCCAAATGGTTTTATAGATACGATCTCTTTGTATCCACATTCACTCGGTACTATTTGCCAATTCTTTTTATCACTAAAAAATTCTAATATCTCTTTACTAATATTTCTACCTGTCGCCTCTTCCATACCTTCAGTTCCAGGTGATGAGTTTACTTCTATAACCAGAGGTGCGTCTTTTGTTCTATTCTTACTAGGTAAAAAGTCAACAGCAGTCCATAGACCATTAACTGCTTTTGCAGCCAATAGACTCGTCTCTACCTCTATCTCTGTTAAATCTAACTTCTCTGGTTTTGATCCTTGGGAAACATTACTTCTAAAATCACCCTCTAATACAGGTCGTTTCATTACAGATAATATTTTGCCACCTAAAACTAAAACCCTAACATCATAATCTATCTTATGATATTCCTGAAGTAATAGGTCAGCGTCATCATCCTGTTTATGAATAAGTTGTACAATACTGTCTAATGATTTTTCTGACTCAACAAATAATACACCAACACCTTTTGACCCTCTTAGCGTTTTTAGTATGATAGGAAATTTAGTATCTAATTCTTCTACTGACTTTTGTAAATTATCAGGATCATTTATTAAAACTGTTCTTGGTTGTGGCACACCATAATCAGATAATCTTAAAAAGGTTCTGTACTTATCTGTACAAACACTAACAGATTGCCTGCTGTTTACAACACATACACCATCTTTTTCTAACATAGATATAAGGTCCATCCAACTATCCTTTCTAGTTATAGAACCTCTGATAATTGCTACGGTATCTTTATCTACGACAAAACCTTTTTTATCTTCTTTATTATGAAATCTACGAATACCATCGTTGTATGTTGTATAGCCACCAGTTAGTTTGTAGAGATAATAATCCCAACCTAACTTTTCAGCTTCTTCTCTTAGTCTGTCTGCTGTGTGAAAAGTTTTAGCCTTTTCTGGTTCGTCTGTTATAACAAGCAGTTTATAAGATTCTTTTTTCTGCTCTGTTATAAAGTCTCTAAACTTTGGTGCCTTCATCTATTTTTTTACCTATATTATATTTTGCTTGAAGGTCCCACTCGTTCTTTTCTTTGAAACTTAAAACTTTAATTTGTGATAATGGTGCTTTCTTCTCAGCAACTTCTTTGTTTAATATAGCGATTAATCCCCAATCACTTAGTAATTGAGCAATTGTATTTCTTCTCTCAGCGTCATTGTCAGAAAAGTTTGCTTCTTTACCATCTAAAGCAAATAACTCTTTAAAATGCACTATGAAATATCTTCCTTGTTTATGTAATATGTGACAAGATTGAAATAATTTTTTATCTTTTCTGGATGCCACACCTATTCGTGTAAGTGTTTCCCTGACCTTGAGAAAGTCATCAGGTTCTTTCAACTGTACCTCTAACATCTTTTCTGGATGCCAGATATTATCTAATTCATTCATTTGGTCCCACCCTTATATAATTTTTCTTTAATCAGCTTTATCTGATCGTTGGTGAGTATATCAAGAGCGGACTTTGCCTTATCATTACTATATCCATAATACTCTTTTACACACTCAATATCTTTTAATTTATTCGCTCTCAAAAAAGGACTAAACCTTTTCTTTGATCTAATACTATTTAGTAGAAACTGAAACTGCATATCCTTATCAACAAAATGATTACGATTCATTTCATTTACGAGCATTACACAATCTTGAAAACCAGACAATATTTTGTTTACTATAAAAGAGGGATATTTCTTTTGCCATAATTTATCTTCAGAATCCATCAGATTCTTTTTATTAAAGTTTATGGCGTTAAGATAGTCTTTTAATTCATAACTCATTTGAACTTAACCTGTGACATTAACTCAGTTAAACAAGCAACTAGATTAATCTCCTGGTCAGCAACAAACGCTGACTTGTATTGATAGTCAGCAATAATTAAAACAGCATGAGGTATGGTAGATGGCTCTAGACTTTGATATAGTGTATCATATATCTTTCTGAAAATCTTAACAGGATCATTGTCAAGGTTATTGACAACCCACTTTCTCATGTCGCTAAACTCTTTATTCTTTAGATGTGTTAGCAATGATTTTAGATTTTCATCTGATACATTTACTAGAATACCAGCGTCTATGGTACCACTTACTGAATACCTTTGTAATTCATTTATTAGTTTTCTGAAATCAGGAAAATGCTTCTTAATTAATTCTGCAAGGACCTTATCTTCATAACTAATATTTTGCTCTTTTAAAATATAAACTGCTCTCTCAAATAATTTAGTTGCAAGTTTAGGTTTATCTTTTGGATTTACCTTGAACTCTATATTTGAAAATCTACTATGTAAAGGTTCTATAATTCTATTCTTAAAATTACAAGTAAGAATAAATCTACAATTCTTATGAAACTCCTCTACAAATCCTCTTAATGCAGGTTGTGTTGATTGTGGATTAAGATAATCTGCCTCATCTAATATCACAACTTTTTTACCACCAGATAATGATACAGTTGAAGCAAAGTTTTTAATCTTATTTCTTAATACAT